TCTAATAACTCTGCTATTCTATTAAGAGAAAAAACAACGGCAAAGCAGTTTTCAGAACTAATGAATTCTGTTAAAGAATTTGGAGAACCCGGATTTGTATGGTCTGACTCTACTGAGTTAATAGTAAATCCCTGTGTTGAGATTGGCATGTGGCCTGTAGATGAGACTACAGGAGAAAGCGGTTGGCAAGCCTGCAATTTAAGCACGATCAACTGTGCAAAGATAAAGTCAGAAGAAGATTTCCTTGAAGCCTGTAAAGCAGCTTCTATAATTGGAACACTACAAGCTGGCTTTTCTTCATTTTCATATCTTGGAGAAACAAGTGAAAATATAGTAAAAAGAGAAGCCCTGCTTGGTGTTTCCATGACAGGCATTATGGAACAACATGAAATATGTTTAAGTCCAGAGGTTCAAAAAGCTGGAGCTAAGACGGTTAAAGATGAAAATAAAAGAATCGCTAAAATCATTGGAATCAATCAAGCTGCTAGAACTACTTGTATCAAACCTGAAGGCACTAGCAGTTGCGTTCTTGGGACTAGTTCTGGTATCCATCCTCATCATGCCAAGCGTTATATTAGACGCGTGCAAGCTAATAAGATGGAACCGATCTACAACTACTTCAGAGAAATAAACCCAAGAGCTTGCGAAGAATCTGTATGGTCAAATAATGATAGTGATGACGTAGTCTCTTTTTGTGTTGAAGTTCCTGCTGGAGCAAAAACAAAAAACCAAGTCGGGGCTATTGATTTGCTTAGCCACGTAAAGAGTACGCAACAAAACTGGGTCATTACTGGAACCAACAAAAAACTTTGCACCCAACCTTGGTTGGTACATAATGTTTCCAACACCATTAACGTAAAGCCAGATGAATGGGAAGAAGTAGAAAAATTCATTTATAAAAATAGAAAATTCTTCTGCGGCATTTCTTTGCTGCCAATTACGGGAGATAAAGATTATCCCCAAGCACCATTCACCGCAATCTACTTACCAACAGAACAGGTTCGTCACTATGGAGACGCATCTTTGTTTGTTAGCGGCCTTATAGAAGTCGCCCTCAACCTATGGGAAGACAATCTGTGGGCAGCGTGTGATTCACTTCTTGGTGTTGGAGCCAAAATAAAAGGCAACGGCAAAAAAGAATGGTCAGATAGATGTGCAAGATTTGCAGAAAGGTACTTTGAAGGCGACCTGAGAAAACTCACGTACTGCATGAAAGATGTATACAACTGGAAAGAGTGGGTAGACTTAAGCAGAGAATACACCCCTGTGGACTACACAGAAGTTATAGAAGAAGAAAACAATGTTAAGCCTGAACAGGAATGGGCTTGTGCGGGCGGTAAGTGCGACGTTATTTAAGGAGATCATGATGGCGATCATCACGGGACATGCAAGTGCTACAGCTACTGTTTATGGATACAAACGTCTTGATGTTAAAAAGATTTCTGAAACCGCCGAAGTCCCGACTAAAGGCCATGCGAATGACGCTGGCTGGGATTTATATGCTGATGAAGATGTTACATTGTGGCCAGAAGAAACCAAGCTGGTATCCACTGGTATAGCAATGGCTCTTCCTGAACACTATGTTGGCTTGATCTGGGATAGATCTTCCATGGGCGTAAAGGGTATACACAGACACGCAGGTGTTATTGACTGTAACTATCGTGGAGAAGTTAAGGTTTGCTTGCATAACACAACATCTGAAATGTATAAAATTAAGCGCGGAGATAGGATTGCGCAATTGTTAATTCAGGAAATTCCAAATTTCAAATTAAATGAGGTAAAAGAGCTTGACTCAACAGACCGAGATTCTGGTGGTTTTGGCTCTACAGGTAAATAATAAATGTCCAGAAAAAAACACACTGATAATAACTATCAGACAAAAGGACAAACAAAAAGAAGGAAGGCTCTAAAGCCTAAAACCAAAAACCAAGAAGACTACATTAGGTTAATGTCAGAAAATGATGTCACTTTCTGTACTGGCCCTGCCGGAACAGGAAAGACGGCAGTGGCGGTAGGACTTGCTTGTGATTATCTATTAGATAAAAGAGTTGAGAAGATAATTGTTACTAGACCCGTAATTGAGTCTGGTCGAGGTTTAGGTTTTTTGCCCGGAACCTTTGAAGAAAAAATACACCCGTATTTAGTACCCGTAATAGAAGAGATGGAGTATAGACTAAATACCAACAGGGTTCAATCTTATAGAGATGAAGGCAGAATAGAAGTTTGTCCACTAGAATATATGAGAGGGCGAAATTTTCATAATTGCTTTATGATATTAGATGAAGCCCAAAACGCCACCTTTGAACAACTTAAAATGTTCATAACTAGAATTGGCTGGGATTCAAAAGCAGTCATCAATGGCGATATTGACCAAACAGACTTACTAAAAAAAGAACAAGGAGGTCTGGAAGAATTTTTAGACCGCCTTAACAACGTTAGCGGTGTTGGTATTGCCGAATTGACTGAACGTGATATAATAAGAAATAAAATTATTTCTAAAATATTAAACGCACTTTATGACGAACCTGTAAAGTATCATTAAATGCCAACCTACGATTATTTATGTAACGAGTGTGGCTGTGAGTTTGAACAATTTCACGGCTTCAACAAAACTCCTGAACCCTGCAAGTGCGGAAGTTCAGACATCAAGATAGTTATTAATCAAGTCCCTATGGGTTTTGTAAAAGGTGAGCCAACAACCCTTGGTCAGCTTGCCGAATCAAACACAAAAAACATGGGTAGCTATGAACGCAGTGAAAAAAGAGCCAAGCAACAAGAGGGAAATCTCAAAAAACAGAAGCCTAAAAACTGGGTAGAAAAGTCTGGAAGTGCCACGCAGTCAGAAATAAACAAAATGACAAAATCGCAGAAGGCCAAATACATTCAAGAAGGTAAGAAATGAACCTTCCGCATAAGCCAATAGATCAAGTTATAAAATACAAAGATCTTGAAGAAGTCAATATACAATGCGCAGATTGCCAAGAGGAAATATTTAAACTTCTCAGGGTTGCACCAAGCAAAAAAGAAAACAGGCTAATTGTTGAATGTCCCTTTTGTGATGGAAAAAGCTGGCTTGTTGATGTTGATGGAGATTATTTTCAATCACCACCCGATGATTTAATAGTCAACGAAATGTATGAAAAGGATGGTGTTATTATAATAGAACTGGAAGGAAAAGAAGATGGAAGCTGAAGATTTCATTAAATCTGAGAATGTGTCTTATACATATTACGATAAAAACGGAAACGCATTAAATGATGTCTCTAGCTCTTGTGCATACATAGAGAGAAAAGGAACTGGAGACAGCTATAGAGAAAAATACTACCTCAAGACGCTTCGTGGTAGCCTATACGACCCCCAAGGGATAGATGGCGCAAAAGCAAACTCGCTGAATACCAAGTTCTCAAAGGTGTCATCAAAAACATTTGATCATTATATTAAATACTTAATAACCAAACAGAGAAACCACCTTACTTGGGCCGATAGGAGCAATATTGATGTCTAAAAAAACAGGAAAGCTAAACAAGGTCGAAAAGTTTTACATAGAAAACAACGAAGACAAAGAAGTTGACGAAATAGCAAAAGACCTAAACAGAACAGAAGCGTCCGTTAAAAGGCATATTGAAAAGTCCAGAATGGGTCATGTGGATGAAGTTCAGGATAAAAAATCCGATATAAGCGAACTTTTTGGACACAAAGAAGATCGGGGTGTTACAATTATGACTCCTGCCGCTTCGGAAATTGCCGACGAGACAAGATCAAAAAGAATCAACGTCTCATCAAAACACAAAAACGCTATTCATATTATTAAGAAAAAATGAGCATCTTCTTATCTAAAGAATTCGACGATTATATTAATATTTACGCTGACCAAAATCCCCTTTGGATAGCAACCCTTTCTAATGGTGAAGTAATATACCAAGATGACGGAAGGCCAAACATAGAACCAGCAAGTGCTTGGACTAGGCTAAAGCAATACTGCAACAGCAACGATCTGTATATTCAATCTATTAAGCTGCGGAATAAATCCCACATAGAAGAGCTAGGTTCTGGACATGATGGGTATTTCTTTTGTAAATCTGTCGGGGCTTTATTGTTTGGTGACATGAATCAACACGCTTTTGTGTTTGGTACTTTGGATGGAGAGAAGCTTTCTGTAAGAAGATGGAGGCTTCCTGAATTGATATCGGAATCGGTAGAGGAAAGAGATCCCTATGCGAATCCAGAATTTATTATTGCGAAAAAGGGAATATTGAATGAACAAAGGTTACAAACACAAGACAACGGGACAGGAATGTAACGCATCTCAATACATTGCTGAGATGGTGTGTCTAAGAAAAGCCGAAAGAGAAAATGTAGGTAGGCCAGCATACGCCCTTTGGAACACAGAAAAGTGGAAGAAAGAGTTCCAGAGCCAAGTAACAAAAGGCTACCAGCTTCTTAAAAAATACCACGAAAAGGCCATCATTAATGCCTTAAATTCTTATAAAGGGAAAGGTATATATTCCCTTAGAGTGGGGTGGCTTGAAGACATTATCAAAAAAGAACAATTCAAGCTAGACAGAATCAACGATAGAGAAATCCAAGAAGTCGAGTACAAAGACAACAGTCTCTCTACTCCTAAGCAGCCATACGGAAAACAAAGCAGAATCTCAAGACTTAAGGGGTTGGAAAATGAGTGACACAGCAGCGTTAAAGACTATTACTAAAAAGTACGGAAACATACTGGTAAACGGTGCTGATGTTTTTCAGGACTTGAAGAACATGCAAGTTATCCCTGTTAGTCCAGCCTTAGACTACGCTCTTGGAGGCGGCTTTAGAGAGGGGACTTGGGTTCAAATGATTGGTGATCCAAAGTCTGGTAAAACAACGACAGCTTTACAGTTTGCTGCTAATTGCCAAAAGAAGGAATATGGTGAACGTCCTATATTCTATGTTAATGTTGAGGGTAGACTGAGTACCAAAAATTTTGAAGGAGTACATGGTCTTCAGGCTGACAAGATCACGGTAGTTCAATCTGAAAATGAAACACTAAGTGCCGAACAATATCTTGGGGCTGTGGAGAAATTAGTAAAGGCTCATCCTAACTGTGTAATTATTATTGATTCAATATCTAGCTTAATAGCACAGCGAGATTTAGACGAAGAGGTTCGGGGAGATTATAGACCCGGAGTTCCAAGGATTCTATCTAACTTCTGTAAAAAAATGAGTAGCGTAGTCCCCAAACAAAAGGCTATCGTTATAATGATTACCCATTTTATAGCTAACACTGGTGGTATGGGTAAAAAGAAGGTAGCAGACGGTGGTGTAAAAGTGCGTTATCAAGCAGACACCATTCTTGAGATAGCTTGGATTCAAGCTTGGAAAGATAAAAACGAAGGAAATCAAATAGGTCAGGCAATGCACTGGAAGGTTATCACTTCTGCCCTTGGCGGTTTTGTTGGCGGCGAAGCTATTGGCTGGCTCAGGTATGGAGTTGGAATTGATTACAAGCAGGAGATGTTTGAACAAGCTAATGACTTTGATTTAATTTCTGCTGCTGGAGCTTGGTATACTTGTGACTTCTTGGTTGAAAATACAAAACCAATCAAAAAGCTTCTTGAGGCAGAAGGTATTAAAGAAGACGAAGAAGAAAAAATCATTAAGTTCGTTAAGTTTCAAGGACAGAATAAGCTCAAAGAATTTCTTGACACAAACGATCTTTGGTCTTCTTTGCAAATTTCATTAAAGGAAATGCTGTTTTGAAGGCGATAGGTTTTGATGGGAGGGATCGCAATTGGAACGTTTCCAAGCATGTTGTTCACGGGGACGACAAAAGACCTCGATCTAAATTGCACATTTCTGCGAGAAAACTCTTGCGTGATGTATTTCCGTATGATACAATCCTTGAGGAAGTTCCACTTCCCGGTTCACATAAGCCATCAAGAAAATCCACTCTGTTTGTTGATTTTTTGATACCGTCAGAACTTCTGGCGGTCGAAGTTCACGGGCGGCAGCACTTTGAGTTTGTCGCCCATTTTCATGGCAACAGAGCGGGTTTTAGGAAATCAAAATCGAGAGATAGGGACAAGGAAAACTGGCTTAAAATTAACGACATCACTCTTGTTGCATTAAGTTATTCGGAATCAGAAGATGAATGGAAAAGAAGAATTATCAATAGACAAGCTTGAGAAGTTTATAGAAGACTTGGAAAGCTATACTAATACAGAAGGCGTTATAGACATAGAGCATAACCCTGAAGTTAAAGGTATAATAAACCTTAGTTCTTTTGAGTTAAAGTCTTTGACAGCAGAAGAGTGCTGTGAGAAAGCTTTCGTTGTACAGGGTTACTGCAATTACCTACAGAAAATATACAATAAACATCTAGCTAGATTTAAGTGGTGCGAAGAGCTTATTAACCATACTGTTGCTAGTAGGGCTAATAACTTTGATAAGTATACAAAATGGGAGGTAAAAGTAAACTCAGTTATAAGAGAAGATGACTTCATACAAAAAGTATGGAGAGTAAAAAGAATTGCTGAAGGAAGAATAACCATATTGACCGACACAGTAAGAGACGTTAGAAGACAAGCTGACACCTTACTAGAACTTGGACGGAGAAGAAGAAATGAATCCTATAGACACAATTAAAAAAGGCATATTAAACAATGATATGGAGCAAGTTATTCAGGGCTTTTCAGCCCTCACAGGAGAAGAAGTCAGACCAGCAGGAGGAGGGGCAGAACAAGGAGGAAGCCCAGAGCCGGAGTCAGCCACAAGTGAATCACACGCCGAAGCCGTGCAGTCACCAGTGCAGGTGCGGTCGAAAGACTTAGACTTCTCTACAGAACCCAGAGATGTTGAATCAAAGTTTGGTAGAAAAGAACCTATCCAAGTTGGTGATAATCAGTTTATGGATGATGGCGTTGAAGCCAAAGATGTTACAACACCAGATGTTCCCAGAACAAAAAGACGACCTCCTGTTAAGTTGATTGAGGTATCGTGTCACGTATGTGGTACTAAGGAAGAGATTAACCCAGCATACAAAAGTGGTACTTTTCATCGTTGCAGCAGGTGTGTTGGTTAATGACAAAGGAACTTAGCAATCTCGTTGCAGAAAGAGCTGTTCTTGCTGGACTTATCCAGCATGGAAGCGATGCGTTTATTGATATCAATGGAACAATAGACAAAAAATCTTTTACTTCAGAAGAAAACCAAATAGTTTGGGCGTGTCTTCAAAAGCTATTTGAAAATTCAGACACGGTTGATTTGCCCACTTTGTATGGGGCTGCTAAAGCTATCAACCTAGACTCCGTATTCATGGAGCGCGTTCCTAAAGATTATTATAAACGTCTTTCATCAATAAGCGTAGAACTAAGCAATGTCAAGCATCAAGCATTAACCCTTTGTAAGTTTGACATAGCAAGAGATGTTTATTTGACAGCATCTCAAATACAAAGAAACATCAGTGAAATCACTGGCGATGAAACAATAAGCCAGATAATAAGCATTGGTGAAACCCCCTTCTTTGATTTCTCTGCCAGTCTTAATAACCAAGCTGAAAATGCCCCTGTTCATATCGGGGATGAAATTGATGAATACGTCCAACACTTAATCGACAACCCTTGCGAAATGATGGGTATAAGCACTGGTTTCCCACGTTTTGACAAAGCTATTGGGGGTGGGTTAAGGAGGGGTAATGTAGACCTAATTGGTGCTAGAGCAAAGGCTGGTAAAAGTTTATTCGCAGATAGTGTCGCACTGCACGTTGCGGGAAGCTTGGGTATTCCAGTTTTAATGCTCGATACGGAAATGTCTAAAGAAGACCATATCCATCGTTTACTTGGAAACATAACCGACATTCCAATCAATGACATTTCGACAGGGAAATTTGGTAAATCCCAAGGGCTGCAAGAGAGGGTTCGTCAAGGCGTAGAAAAACTAAAAAGCATACCCTATAAGTATGTTACCATTGCTGGTATGGATTTTGATGAAACCCTAGCCGTTATGAGACGATGGAAAGAAAGAGAAGTTGGCAAAGACGAAAACGGAAAAACTAAGCCATGCTTAATTATTTATGATTACCTAAAGCTAACCAGCTCTTCTCAAGTAAACAACATGAAAGAATTTGAAGCCCTTGGCTACCAAATGCAGAGCTTAGTTAACTTTGCAATCAAGGAAAACGTTCCTTGCTTGTCGTTCGTGCAATTAAACAGAGATGGTTTAACGCGCGAGTCTGAAGATGTCATTAGTGGATCAGATAGGCTTTCTTGGTTTTGTAGTAGCCTTACACTATTCAAAAAGAAATCAGACGAAGAGTTAGCAGAAGATGCTGGAGCTAGTGGTAACAGAAAACTAATTCCCTTGATTGCTCGTCATGGCGGTGGTCTTTCTGATGACTTTGATTATATCAACATGAATCTGAATGGTGATTTCGGAAGAATAGACGAAGGCTTTACAAAGTCTGAATACGTTTTAGCCAACAAGAAAAAGAAAGAAGGGTTTGACAACAGCGTACATAGTGGAGAAGAAGGATTTACTATAGAAGAAGAGATTGACCCGGAGAAACCATTTTGAGAAAGCTTTCAACAAAAGAACTGAAAAAGCTTTCAGACTTGATTGCAGCTAATATAGTACCTATACTTTCTACAAGGTTTAATATAGAAGTTAATGACTTTGGCGACTATATTTCTTGTGCTTGTCCAGTACACGAAGGAGATAACCCAAACGCTTTTACAATGAACGTTGAGGTTGACCATCCTTATTTTGGATTATGGAAGTGCTGGACTCAGGACTGTCACGAAGATTGTATAAATACACCAGTTGGGCTAATTCGTGTTTTGCTTTCCACAACTTCAGAAAAAAATGTTTCATTTGATGAAACCGTTGAGTACTGCATGAAATTAGTAGAAACCAACTTTGAAGATCTAAACAAGGGTTCTAGCTCAGTTGACTTTAGCAATAGACCTTCTAGACTTCAAAAAGCTTTTGAAAAAAGAGAAAAAAACAAATCAAAAGGAATCTCAAGAAGCTTGGTTAGAAACTCCTTACAGCGTCCTGCTGAATATTATTTAAAGAGAGGGTATTCAAAGGAGGTTTTAGACCAGTTCGATGTTGGCGTTTGTGAAGACTCCAATAAGCAAATGCGAAATAGAGTTGTAGCTCCTGTATATGACGACGACTTTGAATGCATGGTTGGTTGTGTTGGTAGGGTTATGCACGAAAATTACAATGGGAGAAAATGGATCAACTCAAAAGAGTTTTATGCCGGAGCTTGGCTTTATGGGTATTGGTTGTCAAAAGATCATATTCGTAAAACACGAACGGCAATTCTTGTTGAAGGACAGGGAGATGTCTGGAGACTGTGGGAGGCTGGTATAACAAACGTTGTGGGTATGTTTGGGTCTAGCTTAACAGACACGCAAGCAAGGATACTTGAAACCTCTGGCGCTTTTACGCTAGTATTACTAACAGACAATGACGAAGCAGGACAAAAAGCCAAGAAAGGCATTAGAAAAAAATGCGAAAGAACTTTTAACATAGTTGAAATTGATGTTCCAACCAAAGATGTTGGAGAGATGACCATTGAACAAATTACTCAAGAACTAAAGCCCAAACTACAGGAAGTATAAAATGACAAATATCCTAGGTCTGTCTGGAAGAAAGCAAAGCGGAAAAACGACATGCTCTACTTTTTTGCATGGTTATCAGTTGAGATTTAATGATGTGGTTGAAAAGTTCTTGATGGACGATGAAGGCAATCTAATAGTCAACGCCAAGCAGATTAATGAAAAGGGCGAAGAGGTGGAAGGCATGGGCTTTCTAGACATCGAAAGAAAAGATCCAGAGTTTATGGAATATGCCCAAAGAACGGTATGGCCTTACGTTAGGTCTTTTAGTTTTGCAGACCCACTTAAAGTAATCGCTATTGAACTGTTTGGATTAAAGATGGAACAATGTTATGGAACAGACGAAGATAAAAATACCCCTGTAAACATTAAGTGGGAAAACATGCTCAGCACCACAGATAAAACCGGATTTATGACAGCTAGAGAATTCTTGCAATGTTTTGGTACGGATGTTTGCAGAAAAATCAAAGACGATATTTGGGTTGCAAGCTGTATTAGCAGGATGCTAACCAGCGGAACAGAACTGGCTATAGTTCCAGACATTCGATTTCCAAACGAAGTGGAAGCCATACAAAAAGCTGGTGGTAAAGTTATACGCTTAACCAGATCACCACACGAAGATGAACACCCAAGCGAAACATCACTAGATAACCATAAAGGATTCGATCATGTTATAAACAACAAAGATATGAACATAGATGAAACTAACATGGACTTACTCAAAACACTCAGGGAATGGGGATGGCTGAAAACCAAAAGCTCATAAGTATACCGTGGGACGCACGGATGGTTGAACAAGCACAAACAAAAGCAAAAAAATTAGGGAGAATAAATAACTCAATATTAAAAGGCGGTGGAAACGCTGCTGGATATCTTGGAGAAGAAGCGGTGGCCGCTTACATTGGCGCAAAAATAACCAGTTGCAATAAAGGTAGTGACAAGTACGACTACGATATTGTAGCTAAAGACGGTCGCAGAATAGAAGTAAAAACAAAACGAAGAACAGTCAAGCCTTTAGATTATTACGATGTTTCAGTCGCAAAAACAAGTACACATCAAAGGCCAGATTTATATATTTTTGTAAGTATACATTTTGAAAATATGACGATGGAAGCGGGAAAGCGCATTTATCGTGGTATTAAAGATATTTCGATAGTAGGGCAGGCAGAGCCTGAAGATTACTTTGCTAGAGCAAAGATTTGGAAAAGCGGCGAAATTGATAATAGAAACGGTTTTAAAACTCACGTAGATATGTACAACTTGCCCATATCGGAAATTGACCCATTAGATGATAGTTTGTTACCACAGAAGCAGTAGTCTTGGAACTTTAGAATTTTGTCAGCAAAAGTACTTTTTGCAATACAATCTTTCCTTCAAGGATAAAACCAACAAAAAGGCCTTGATGGGAACTATAGTTCACAAGGTTATGCAAACTCTTGGAGACAAGAAGATTGCAATGAACAAAGGTCTTGACGTTGTAGAAGATGACGAGACAGGAAAAACGCTAACCCTTAAAGAGTGCGATGACTTAAAGCTGTTAAACGACTTGGCTTTCGATTACTACTCATCTAGCTTTCCAGAAGTAAACATAACAGAAGCAGATAAGAGAACCTGTCTAAAGTGGGCAGAAAAAGCCGTGGCTTATGAAGGAGGAGTATTAGACCCAAGAAACCAAGAAGTGTTTGCGACCGAACTATTTTTTGACTTTGAAATAAAAAAACCTTGGGCAAAATATTCTTATGATCTTGGCGGCAAAACAATCGAGGGGTATCTATCAATCAAAGGAACGGTAGATCTCATATTAAAACAATCAGAAGATTACTACGAAATCCTAGATTATAAAACGGGCAAAAGAATAGACTGGGCAACAGGAGAAGAGAAGACATACGAAAAGCTTCAAAAAGATACGCAGCTTCTTTTGTATTATTACGCCCTAAGAAACATGTACCCAGAACGTGAGTTTTCAATCAGTATTTACTATATAAATGCTGGCGGCTTATTCTCGATGGCCTTCGACGAAGAAGACTACCAGAAAGCCGAAGACATACTCAGGAAAAAATTTGAACAGATAAGAAACACTCAACACCCCAAACTTCTATCTAATAAAAACGCCCACTGGAAATGCCAAAAGCTTTGCAAGTTCAGTGAGCCTTATAAAGATACAGGAAAAAGCCTGTGTCAACACATACGAGATGAAGTCATAAAAAAGGGTGTAAATCAAGTTGTTGAAGAGTACGGAAATATTGAAAAAATAACCACCTACGGAGACGGCGGTGGAAGATTAGCGGATAAGAAAAAATGAATTGGACACCTCTACACTTGCATACGCACTACAGCCTCCTAGATGGTCTCTCAAAGCCCTCACAGGTTGCCTCACGGTGCGAAAAGCTTGGCTTTGAATCCTGTGCATTAACCGACCACGGCACTATATCGGGCGCTGTGGCCTTCACGCAGGCTATGAAGAAAAAGAATAT